ATCTATGACATCATATTGTCGAACTCTGAAAAACCTTCTAAGCGTAAAAAATAATTTCGACCTATATATAATATATCTTTATATATAATATATATAAGATATCTAAGGTATTAGGATATTCTTTTTTCTTTATATATATTAATTATACACATTGTTTTCCTGGTCTAATATAAATTCCCTCACAAACCTTAAAAACCAATTATAACGATTTGGTGAATTCTTTATTAACAACTTATCCACAAACCTTCTGTATACCTGGCATGATATAATTTTATGTCTGACACCTGAGTAAATCTCGATACCCACCGTTTCTTGGGTGTTGGACTTTTAATTTTAATAAAATGATATAATGCTAATATGTGTACAACCGTAGAAAAATTTGGATCTGACCCCGCCACCCTTAAATGGCAAATAATTCGTGGAGACTCTTCTCTGATAAGAATTGACTTTTTACAAAACGACGAAACAACACATTACGACACAACAGGATGGACTTACCTTGCCTCCGCATATGACCCTAAAACCGATATAATCGACCCTCTAACGGTCGTTTCAGGCTCAGGGTATGTCCAGGTAAAGGTAGACCCAAGTTTGTCTGCTTTTTGGGGCTCTACGTACCGTTCTAGCGTTGCAGAACTTATGTTTGACTTAGAAGTAACTATCGACGACACAGTTTGGACACCAGTTATAGGAACCATCACAGTTCTTGGTGACATCAGTGGTACCTTATAATGCCAGTTATAAAAATTTCAAATGTTAAAAATGATTTACCGTCCGTTATAAAAATAACAGACTCAACAGGCTCAGAAAAAATCGTAAAGATAACAAAATAAGGAGACACTATGGCAATAACACGTAACATGGGTTTTCCTATACAAGAAAAACAAAAGATCGATGCTGTTAATCAAGAAACCCCACAATTACAATTTTTACCAGTACCAGGTCCACAAGGATCTCCAGGACCACAGGGTGCAATGGGTCCTCAAGGAACTCAAGGCCCTAAAGGTGACAAAGGTGACAAAGGTGATGCTGGAGCAAATGGCAAAAATGGAAAAGACGGTAAAGATGGAGAAAGTTATTTTCCAGTTTACAAACAAAAGCCAGGTTGGGCTAGTTACGAAAGCAAAACTCTTAAAACTTTTAGCATAGACCCATCTAGAGGCGATAATGGATGGCACGATATTTTTATAAACAAAAAGGACATTATTAAAAATCATGATTTTCTTCCACCCAATTGCAATGGTTTATATAATGAAGAATCAAGAGCGTTTACTTTTAGAGGTTTAGAAATAGGATCTGTTGTAAAAATATCATATAACTTGTCATTGGAAACTTTTATTAATAATACCGAATTTTGGCTTGCTACCGTGTATCCAGAATTAGATAAGTCTGTTTTGACCATGGTTGGATCTTTTAAGTATCAAGGAATTTTTGATTTAAATGTTGATCAAACCATACACGTAGAAGATAAAGTCACATGGTTTAATTTTTGTAGACCATACGTTAAATCTGATTTTTTAACAAACCTAGTCGTAAAAAAAATATATGTATCAGTTTCATAGCATGATATAATGAACTAGGAGGGTTTATGGCATTTCCAGGTACATATAACATTAATTATTATAAGGGTGACCGTTATGAATTTGTTATATACCCCAAAGATGCTGCAGGCGACACTTTTGACTTAACAGGATATACCTCTGCTTTTTCCATCGCTGACTCAACTGGACCAACTCCAGACGAAGGCCCATTTGCAGCAAGTGCAGTTATTAGCAACGCTAAAGATAAAATTACTTGTGTAATATTACCAGAATTAGGTGCAGATAATCTAGATGCAGGAACCACATACTATTACGATGTTCAAGTATCAAACGGAGTAGAAGTTGTTTACACGCTTCTAAAGGGAACAATTACTGTAACAGCAGATGTAACTGGTGCATAATGGCTGATGTAGTCTTAACCACCGACGAACTTTTAGTATTAAGCGGACCAAGTAGCGTAAACGTAGAAGTTGACTTTGGACCTGAAGGTGAACGTGGAAGTTTATTTTTTGTTTCAGTAGGAAATCCAAATACAACACTTATTGGACAAAACCCAAAAGCAAAAGATTTGTGTGTTAATGTTTTAAAAACAGATAATGAATACTCATATGTTTATCAGTACAATTCTGATGGTGCTAACGGATTTCAATGGTACCCAATAATTAAATTAAACCCACTTCAATACAATAAGATTTTAACTGGAACATTTGTTGATGGATCTAAAGTCTTTAATATTCCTGTAAATTATATTGTTGATGAAGAAACTTCTCAAACCTTAACAAGTGCAAATTTTAACATTACTTACAGTATTCCAAACGAAAACCCAATAGCGTCTTCTATAGAAGTAGGTTCTTTTACAAACGACCCAGTAAGTGGATTACAGGTAATTCCAGTAACGGTAAATGCTGTTGAATATGCTAGTTCTACCTGGCAAAATTTAGACGGTGTAAAAACGGTTCATTTTGTAATATCTATCGTGGTATAATGATGAAGGTGATGAACAATGGCTGATGTTAGCATAGGAAATATATATTCCACTAAAGTTCCAGGCTATGAAGATGCCGCAGATATTCAGACTGCTCTGAGAGCATACCATTACGGCTCAAGCACATATGATGAAACAAACAGCAATACTGCTGCATTAGTAAATCCATCAATTGCATACCATTTAAAAAACATTCAAGACTCAATTGATGCATTAGAGGCATTAGGAACAGGTTCGGTTGTTTCAAACACACAACCAACAACAGTTCAAGAAGGATTATTATGGTTAGACATAGATTCAACACCAGGAAACACACCAGTAAACCCAACAGCAATTTATACAGCAATAGAACCATCAACACCAACAGATGGAACCCTTTGGGTAGTAAAAGGATCTAGCCCACTTGAAATGAAAATTTATAATTCAGCAACTTCCGATTGGGATACCATAGGTGCATAATGTCTGATAACATAGTTTTAAAAGAAATTGCAATTGCAAAACTAGTTGCACTAGGTTTAACAGAAGAAGAACTTAAAGCAATAGGAATCGGTGAATAATGGCGTCATTAAATACTACTGGTAAAACAGCATACGTTTACGATCAAGAAACAGACACATTTTACGCACTTGGTGCAAACACAAACACTGCTGCAAATTATATTTGGTCTGGAACACAAGAATTTCAAAACAATGTTACATTTGCAGATACCAATGCAGTAATTACTGCTAAGGCTGGAATAAACAACTTTTTAAATCCTGCAGCAAGAGATGCAGCATTATCTGCACCAGTAAGAGGAACAGTTTGTTTTGTTAGACAAACCGCAGGTGCTGTAGCAATTAATGATTTACAATTTTATAATGGAACTAATTGGATATCTTATGGTGGTTTGGTTACTTTTAATAAGCAGGCTGGTAGCGGAACACAAAATTATGATTTAACATTAAATGATATTGGTCAAAGTATAACTTTTGATTCTACAGGAGCATGGACAGTAACTATTCCACCTAATTCAAGTATTGCTTTTCCAATAGGATCAGAAATAGATGTTTTTAGAATGAATACTGGGTCTGTTACATTTGTTGCAGGTGCAGGAGTTACTTTAAATAGTAAAAATACAAATAAAGCAATTGCAGCAAGGTACTCAGGTGCATCCTTGTTTAAGTTTGATACAAACACCTGGCTTCTAGTCGGCGACTTGATCGCATAGGGGTTTGCTATGGCATTATTTGGAAAACTAGTTAAATACGTTGTAAAAAAAGGAATGAAACTGGTTCCTAATTTTATTGGAAGAACAAGTGCACAGGCTCAAGCAGATGTTGTATCTGAAGGTTTTATTTTAGGTAATGTAACCACTACAGTTTCTGGAGAACCAACAGAACTTGCAAATGATGGAAAAGTTGTTGAACAAATTCCAGCAGTAACAACACCAGCAGATTATGAAGCACCTGTTGATTTGACCGTAAGACAGTTTAGTTTTACACCATTTGGTGTATTTGGATTTTCCCCATTTCAAGTATTTGGGTTTTCACCTTTTAACGTTTTTGGATTTTCACCATTTAACGTATTTGGGTTTTCGCCTTTTAGAGTATTTGGATTTTCACCAACTACATATGGAGTTACGCCTACTCCATATTGCATAGATGAAAATACACCAGTACTAACTAAAGAAGGATATAAGTTAGCAAAAGATATAGTTGTTGAAGATATATTAATTACTAAAACTTTTGACAGTTTACCTATAACAAACCACGAAGGATTAAAATCTTGGTCAGGTAATGTAGTTACTGAGTATAACACTGTAGAGTCTAAAGTAACAAACATTAAAAAAACTAATGTTTCTGAAACCATTATAATTAACGATGATATTTATAAAAGATTTTCTACTCAAGAAGATATTTTAGTAATAAGAGATAATAAACTAATATTTTGTGTTGCTTCTGAATTAAAAATAAATGATCAAATAGCAAAAAGTCCAACCGAAATGATTGGCGAAGCAGCATGTATTGTTTATAAAATAGAAACAGTAAAAGAAGATAGAAATGTTTATGATTTTATGAGAGAACCATTTGGCTTGGTTGTAGCAGATTCTTTACTTGTATATAACGCTTATCCAGTAAATTAATCTTTAGGAAACTGGTACATAAATTCTCTAGTTTTTGAAGTTATGCCTTTCCAAGGTCCCCAATTTTTTCCACCATTACTCATTATGTAAGCAACTTGACAGTTAATTGATGGATTTAAAAGTTGACTAGTGTAGTCTAAATTATATTTTTCTTTTCTATCAGCATTAAGGTCACCAATCATATTTATTTGAAACAATCCGTATGACTTGTCTCCAGTGCTTTTATTGCCATTAAAAGCCAAGGCGTTACCCATTGATTCTTTTTTAACAATGGCCCAAGCCTCAACTAAGTGTTTATTTTCAAAACCACAAGCAGATAGCAAAGTTTTTAGTTCAATGTCAGTAAGTTGTCCTTTATCCTGATATTCAGCAAGGGTTCTTACATTATCTCTAGATGGTTTATTTAAATGATCTGGCCTAGAAAGCAAAAAAACCGCCTCAGCGGTAAATGTTGCATATTTATCGTTTTTTAGGTTAGTTTCAACACCTTGAGCATTAGAAATGTTCAAAAATACTGAAGATAATCCAAGACTTGCGAGCAATCCTATTAAAAATTTTTTATCTTTTTTCATAGTTCTCTCCTAAGAAAACATGACACCCTTGGTAGGTGTCATATATCAAGTATAACATCTATTTGCCAGCAAGTCAAATCAAAAATGTCATATTAGTAAGATAATACAAAAAATTATTTAAAATGATATAATATTTGTATGGCAACAGGTCAATCAAGCATATATAA